TTATTGCCAGCTTTGGTTTGATAAGAACCAGCCAACAGATGCTCTACCATTTCCAAACAGCTTCTTAATAAACATGATCCTCGGTGATCTTGTGGAAGCGATCATGAAAGGTATCCTCACTGAGGCTGGTGTAATATGGCAGGATGGTGAACACTTAAAGCTTAACTTAGGTAAGCATGTTATCAATGGTACGCCTGACCTAATCATTGATGGTGCTGTATGGGATATTAAATCCTGTAGTCCTTGGGCTTATGCTAATAAGTGGATAGACTTTGCTACTGTAAAGGATCATGATTCCTTTGGGTATGTAGGGCAGCTAGTAGGGTACAGTAGGGCGTTAGACTTAGACGCAGGTGGTTGGATAGTTATCAACAAAGCAAATGGTCAGTTCAAGTTTATAACTGCTGATGGCATTGATATGCAAGCTGAGTTAGATATACTAGAGGCTAAGGCTAATCGCATAGTAGATGGTGCAGACTTTGAAAGATGTTATGAACCTATCAAAGAAACATTCCGTAAGGTAGAAACAGGTAACCTAAAGCTAGGTATAGAGTGTGGCTTCTGTCAACACAAGTACAAGTGTTGGGATACCTTAGTAGAGAAAGAATCCATACCATCAAAAGCCAAGGTACGCCCTATGGTTAATTACATCCACATAGAAGAGGAAGTAGCAGCATGATTGATATGACAGAGAATGACTTTGGAGTAATACTACGGCCTGTTCTCGGTGAGAAAGAAGAGTGGGTGGGTGATGTGCAAGTATCTGTGTTTAGCAATCTAATGCCCGATGTAGATGATGAAACTCATGCACAGTTAATGTTTCTAGCCTATAAAATGTCAGCAATGGTGCAGTTCTGTCAGGACAATGTAGAGTTTGATGAAGCCCTTGAAGATTATACTATGGATATGGTAGATGATTTAGGTTTAGATGATATACAGTCTGATAAAGCCCCATCAACTAGGATAACAGGGAGGGATGGAAACGTCATAACACTAGACTTCAATACTAAATGCGAGGGGGAGGGTTGATATGGCTCTTTCTACTACAGCACGTAATGTAATATCAGGGGCAGCTATGGAAGTTTTTAAAACACCTACGTTAGATGTTAATAGTCTGGATGATGCACTAGAGGATTTGGTTAATCACCCTAACCACTACAAGTCAGAGGGGGTAGGCAGCATAGAATGTATTGATGCTATACAGGCTGCTCTAACAGAGGAAGAGTTTATTGGATTCTGTAAGGGCAACAACATCAAGTACACATGGCGATCTAATCGCAAACAAGATGTACGTATGAACATTGAGAAGGCCCGTTGGTATTTGAATAAGGTACTGGATATTATATGAGATACCCTTCTAAGAAAGTAAAGAAACCTAAGCACCGCAAGGTAACGTCTAGCATACTAGGCAAGACATGTGGAGTAAACTGTAAGGTCATACCACCAGAACCTTACCAATCATGGAGTGATTATCTTGCCATGAATCGTGACCAGCCTAAACCCTACCGATCATGGTTAGAGTTTAGGTTGTTTGCTGACGGCCCTATGAAGGATGTAGACTACGAACCCATCAAGGTGGACTATGAGGTTGTAGAGAATAGGAAGTACACACCCGATGGGGTGATGGGTAACGTATGGTTTGAGGTCAAGGGCAGATTCAGAACACGACATGAAATGGATAAGTACATTCATGTGCGTAGATCAAACCCAATGGCTGTCATAGTATTCGTACTACACTCAGAGAACGTAGCACTACCTGGCGCACAGAAGCGTAAGAATGGTACACGTAGATGTATGGAAGACTGGCTGTTAGAGAATGACTTTGCCTATACTTACGAGAGTAAGATGGCACACTTTATAAAGAACTTTAATTCGCTAAATAGTGCTTGACTTTTATCTTAAAATCAGTATAACTATACGACCCTACAACTTAAGGACATAGAAATGCAGTATGCAGTAACAGTAACTCTCCTAATAGTATTCGTACTAATGTATATAAAGAACTAAAGGCACACTATGGAAACATCAAATCAAATACTGAGCGACATAACAGTATTCTCTAAGTACGCTAAGTACATACCCACCTTACAAAGGCGTGAGACATGGGAGGAATTAGTAACCCGTAACAAAGCAATGCACATTCGTAAGTACCCACACATGGTGGAAGACATTGAAAGTGCATACAAGTTTGTGTATGAGAAGAAAGTATTACCCTCTATGCGTTCACTACAGTTCGGTGGCGCACCTATAGAGTTAGCACCTAACCGAATCTTTAACTGTGCTTACCTGCCAGTGTCTGAGGTGGAAGCCTTCAGTGAGACTATGTTCTTACTACTAGGTGGCACAGGTGTAGGCTATTCAGTACAGCGTCACCATGTTACTCAGCTACCAGAAGTACGTGGCCCTAAGAAACGTAAGCGTAGGTTCCTAGTATCAGATAACATTGAAGGTTGGGCAGATGCAGTGAAGGTACTGATGGAGTCTTACTTTCATGGACAGATGCAAGTAGACTTTGACTATCGTGACATACGCCCCAAGGGTGCTATGCTGATTACCTCTGGTGGTAAGGCACCTGGCCCTCAACCATTGAAGGATTGCATTCATCAACTCACTAAGGTACTAGACAATGCACTAGGTCGTAACCTAAGTACATTAGAAGTGCATGACCTTATGTGTTACATTGCAGATGCAGTACTTGCAGGTGGCATACGTAGGGCAGCATTGATCTCCCTGTTCAGCATGGATGATCTTGATATGATGGCAAGCAAGGCAGGTGAGTGGTACATAGACAACCCACAGCGTGGTCGTGCTAACAACAGTGCTGTTATCCTACGGCATCGTGCTACCAAGGATGATTTCCTTAAGTTGTGGGATCGTGTTGAGGCTAGCGGATCAGGTGAGCCTGGGGTTTACTTCAGTAATGATAAAGACTGGGGGACAAATCCATGTTGCGAAATCGGGTTACGCCCATATCAATTCTGCAATTTGTGTGAGCTAAATGTCTCAGACATAACATCACAGGAGGATTTAAATGAAAGGTCTAAAGCGGCTGCTCTTATTGGTACGCTCCAAGCTGGATACACTGACTTCCACTATCTCAGGGATGTATGGAAAGAGGCCACGGAGCGTGACGCTCTTATTGGAGTCGGTCAAACTGGAATTGGCTCTGGCGTTATACTATCCTATGACCTCGCTGAAGCGGCTGAGATCGTTAAGGAAGAGAATGAGCGTGTTGCTGCTCTTCTTGATATTAATGTCAGTGCTAGGTGTACTACTGTCAAGCCTTCAGGCACCTCTAGTTGCGTACTTGGTACAAGTAGTGGCATCCATGCTTGGCATAATGATTATTATATTCGTAGACAGAGACTAGGAAAGAATGAAGCACTCTATCAGCACCTAGCCAAGCACCACCCTGAGTTGTTAGAAGATGAGTTCTTTAATAAAGAAAGCCAAGCTGTAGTAGAGATACCACAGAAGGCTCCAGAAGGCTCTATACTACGCACAGAGAATGCTTTGGATCTACTTGAACGTGTACGTAGGTTCAACACAGAGTGGGTACAGACAGGCCATAGAGAGGGGCAGAACTCACACAACGTAAGCTGCACTATCTCTGTTAAGGATGATGAATGGCCTGACGTAGGAGAATGGATGTGGAAGAATCGTAATACCTTCAATGGGATTGCGGTACTACCATACAACGGAGGTACATATACGCAAGCCCCCTTTGAGGATATCACAGAAGAACGATTCAATATGTTAGAGAGTAGCCTTAACAACATTGATCTTACTAAGGTGATAGAAGCAGAGGACGAGACTGACCTATCAGGTGAGGCCGCATGTGCAGGAGGTGCATGTGAAATCATTTAGTGGCATAGGTATTGCATTGTACTACTGTACTGTCAAGGATTAGACAGTAAAAAGCCCCATTGCTGTCAAGAGCTTTGGGGCTTTTCTTTGGGTGGAGTTTAATACAGTATGCTATCCATTTCTTCTACTAAACCACCAACATCAAACTTAGGTGTCAGTTCCTTGATTGCATTGGCGGCAGGTAGTCTATTCTTTTTATAGTTAGCTGCTGTTTTATTGCTAACTCTACGGCTTGGGTCAGCTAATTTCAGATCCTTTAGTTTGGCTGATAGTTTTATCATTAGGGCTGCTTTCTCTGGTGGTAGGGACTCTGCCAAATACTCTAAAGACTCGGACACATTATCACTCACAGAGCTACCCTTTCTAGGTAAATTACTACCTGTTAACTGATCCAACATACCAATATAAGCACCCCGTGACCCTCTACCTTTGTTGTTCTTTATAGTACCTGCAGCTTCTTGCAGTGCAAGTTTCCATTCTTTGTAAGCAGCATTAGCCATTTGAGGTGGCAAAGGTTTAACGTCCTTGGTGAAGGCTACAGTGCTACGATTTTTTCCTACATCATTAATAGCCATAGTAATCTTACGAATACGTGTCTGTGTATCGTCCACTTCCCAATCTACATCAAAGTGAGTCTTAAGGTCTATCATCCTTATCATCTTAGTATTATCACCACCCTTACTACTGAGGGGTTCTAAGCCAGCATAGCCCCTGTCTTCCTCAGGGTTGAACATTTCATTGGATCTGTTTTTTCTAATAGTATCCTGCCGCCTAAGAGTAGAACTTAATATCTCTGCGTCACTACCCTTTACACCATACAGGTCTGCTGCCTCCTTACCTGAGAACTTATACTGAGCGTTTACTGTATCAGCATATTGCTTTAGCATCTCTGGATTATCACTTACATTCTTTAAGTCCATCTTGTTTGCTTCGGTGATAGCTGACTCACCTTCAAGGTGCATACTGTGGGGTAGCCTTGTAGCACGATAGCCTTCAC